TGTTGCTATTGCACATGTTGATAAATGGGTTAATATCCAAGTCATCAAAGATTATGAACAGGTTGCACCAATTGTTGTTGTTGACGCTGTCGCTTGGTGGGAACCAAGAGCAGAGGGTCCAGTAAACCTATCAGAGGTAAAGCAATGGATTATTAATTTACGTAGAGAAGGTTTTAATATTGGCATGGTATCTTTTGATCGTTGGCAATCATTTGATATTCAAAATGAACTACAGGCTGTTGGAATTAAAACAGAAACAGTTTCAGTTGCTAAAAAACACTATGAAGATTTAGCCATGATGATTTATGAAGAGCGTGTTGCTATTCCAATGATTCCACTATTATTAGAAGAAATGTCAGAATTAAAAATTATGAAGGGTAACAGGGTAGACCACCCCCGTAAAAAATCTAAAGATCTAGCAGATGCTGTTTGTGGAGCGGTATTTGGAGCAATATCTCACACAATAAAGAATAATAATATAGAGATAGAGGTTCATACCTGGGGGTCTTCTTCTAGACTTGCAGAAAAACAGCAACATATGGTAGACTTAGATAATCGGAAAATGCCTAACGATGTTAAGGATTTTCTAGATAAGTTAAACTTAATATAAACAAACAAGGAGAAAAATGAATTCATTCAAGAAAATTGCTATTGTCATCGCTGCAGCCTTGACTAGCACTACACTTGTCGCTACGCCAGCAAACGCTGCTCCGACAATTGTAAATACAACAATGTACGACACCACAAACGGTGTTCAGGTTATTGGTGGTTTTGCAACTCTTACAATTAATACAGACACGAGCACGGTAGCAACTGTTACCCTGTCTGGTGTGGGTTCAATTGTATCTGCATCTGCAGGATCAAATACTACCCTGTTAACGCCAGTTAATGGTTATTATCAAATTACAACTAGCAACGTAGGCGCAGGAGTTTCAACTCTTATTATTTCAAGCCCTACTGCTGGCACATCTACAGTAACTGTTACTCCAATTACTGCTGGTACTGGAATTCCAGGAACCCCAGTAATTAAAACAATCTCATGGACGGCTTCTGGTACCTTATCAGTATCTACGTCATACACAACAGTTTATTCTGCAGTAGGAGTTGCTGCACCAGATGCAACAACTAATTCTGTATCAATTATTGCTGCAAAGGCTGCTCAATCAGCAGCAGCAAATGCAGTTGCTAATATTCTTGTAGCACCAAAAGATGGAAATAACAATGCCATTACAAATGGAACATTAACAGTAACTGTTGCTGGTCCAGGAATGATTGGTCTTGGTACAACACAGGCTAATGCAGCCTCACAAGGTCGTGCTGTTACAGGAACTGCTGGACAATATTTTGTAAACGTATTTGGAGATGGAACATCAGGAACATCAACAATTACAATTTCAAGTGGCTCTACAGTTTTAGCAACTAAGACAGTTGTTTTTGCTGGAGATGCTGCAACTTATACTGCAACAAAAGGTTTTTCAGTCTACCGTGTTGGATCTAACGGAACTGATGGATCTTCAACATCTTATGGTGTTGCAGTTGCTGTAAAAGATGCAAACGGCAATCCAGTATCTAATGGAACTACAGTTTATGCTACTTCAGCATCTACATCTGTAGCAACAGTTTCTGCTTCAACAACAACTACTAATGGAGTAGCATATTTTGCTATTAATGGAGTTGCTACTGGAGACGTTGCAATTACATTTGCTAATGCAACAACAACTCCTACAGTTTCAACAAGCACAGTTGTTACAATTGGAAGTTCTGTAGCATCATCTGTTACTTTATCATTTGATAAAAAATCTTATATCAATGGAGAAAAAGTTCAACTTACTTTAAAGGCAGTAGATGCTTCAGGTAAGCCAATCTCAGATATTGCTGCAAGTGGCGCTTCATATACTGATCTATTGTCAGCAGACCTAATTTCATCTACTCAACTAGGTGGAGCAACATTGGTTGGATCTAAGACTCCAACATTTGTTGGCGGAGTTGCAACATGGAACCTATATGCTCCATTATCTGCTGGTCCATTCACAGTTACAGGTACAACTGGAACTGCTGCTGGACTTGCTTTATCAGCACAGAAGGTTGCATTATCAACAACTGCAAATGTATTGGATGCAAATGCTACTGCAAATGCAGCATTATTGGCACAACTTGATGCATTAAATGCAAAGATTGTGGCTCTTAATGCTCTTATCGCTAAGATCATGAAAAAGTTAAAAATTAAGTAATAACTTAACTTAAATTAGAGGGTAGATTAATTTCTACCCTCTTTTTTTATGATTTAAAAATGGTATAATTACTAATATAATTACACATAGGAGAACACCACTCAATTGAAAAACCTTAAACGAAGACTAATATTAGCCTTTGGGGTAGGGTTATGCATAACAATTTTTGGAATTATGGCTCCAGATCGTGCTCATGCTACAGAAAATCAAGAACAGGTTATTGTTAGCCCTGCACAACAAGCAGTTAATACAGCCCTTGGAACAGCCACTACAGCCGTTCAAGAGGCTATAGATGCCACCGCAAGTGCTACGGTTGAAATAACACAAGCACAAACCGAATATTCTCAAGCCCAATCTGTAACGGCAGAGGTAGCATCAAAAATATCTTTGGCTAATACAGAAATAAATAATGTTCAAACCGCTATTAATACTATTAGTAATGTTGATTTATCTGTTACTACAATAGATCAAAGTTCTCAGGTAGTTCAAGATGCAAAGGCTACAGTAACTGTTGCAACTACCGCTATAAATAATATAACAACACAAATAACAGAGGCTCAGACAGCAATATCTGAAGCCGTAGTTGCAAAAACAGAAGCATCTACTGCACAAGCCACTGCACAAACAGAACTAACACAAGCAAACCTTGCTATTGATGCTGCTCAAACTGCAGTCAATAATTTACAAGCCACTATTGGAACTAGCACAAATGTTTTGGCTGGAGTAGATGATGCTGGTGTTCAAATGAATCTTCCGTTCGGAATGCAAATGGGTGGAACTGTTTACAACAATGTATTCGTTGGATCAAATGCAACAATAACATTTGGAACAAATGAAGGATGGGTTTATCATACAACTCCAGGAGCACCTTCAGTATCTATTGCTGGATGGGACTGGACTACTTGGAGTACAGGAACTGGAATTACATATTCAACCACTGGAACAAGTTTAGATATTGCTTGGGATTTAAGACCATTTCCACAACAAGATGCTTCTACTCAAATGGTTCAGGTAAGATTTAATGCTGATGTAAATCCAAATGATGGTGCATGGATGGCAAATGTAACTGCTAATGGACCAATACCAGATCAAGCGAGATTTAATGTTAGAGAAACAACTAACGGTGCACTTATTGCAATTACAGATACTAATGTTGGAGCAGGTTTTGCTGGACAAATAAGTCAAGGTGCAGCATTTACTCCGTATGTAGACCCAAATACAGAAACAGTTCAGGCAGCGGTTGACTCAGCAAATGCAACTATTGCACAATTAAACTCAAGCCTTACTCCAGTAGTTGCTCAAAATACTACAAACACATCTAATATAAATGCTATTAATACTACATCTTTAACCAATACGGTAAACTCAGCGGTATCAACAAAGACATCTCTTGAGTCATCATTAAACACTAAATCAAGTCAACTAGTTACTGCAATTAATAACAACATTCCAACCCCTGCCCCAATAATTTCAACTCCAATTGTTGCAGGAACTACCGCAACTATTACACCATCCCTACCTGAAGGATATACAGCAAACACTTGGTTCTATCAAGTAATAACAGATGATCCAGATGCAGATAATCCATATGCTGGTGGAACATATAATACAGATGGTGCTCCTGCATCTATTCAGTTAAGTGGTTTGACAGAAGGCGCTACTTATACTGTTAGAGTTGCTAACTGGTCTGGACCTGTAAGTCAATATACTGATACTGTTATTTCTGTACCCGCACCACAAGGCTCCAATTTAACTACTGGTGGCAATAGTTCCCCAATAGATACAACTCCAATAGATACAACTCCCATAGATACAACTCCAGTTGACACAACTCCTGTAGACACAGAACCTGTAGATACAACCCCTATAGACACAGAGCCAATAGACACAGAGTTTGTGGATACAGAACCAGTTGATACAGAACCTGTAGATACAGAACCTGTAGATACAGAACCAATAGACACAGAACCAGTTGATACTCCTGCAGAAGAAGCAGAGGTTGTATTTGAAGAAAGTGAAGTTTCTATTGAAGAAATATCAGAAAGTGGTGCAAATCTTTCTGTAGAAGATATTCAAGAAGTTATTACTGATTTAATTAGCGATAGTAGTTTAGATGCATCTGAGGTTTCTGCAGTATTAGAAGCAATTGCTGAAGGTGGAGAAGTGTCTGAAGAGATTGCTGCTGAAGTATCTGAATCTTTATCAGAGGGCGGATTAACAGAAGCAGAAGCAGAATTTATTACAGAAATGCTTTCTGCAGACGGAGAAATAACAACTGCAGAAGTTGTTAATTTATCTGAAGCCTTATCTGAAGACGGCAAATTTACTTTAGCAGAAAAAGATTTAGTTGCAGATGTATTGGTAGAATCAGCAGAAGGAGCACCTGTAACTGCTGCCAACATAGAAGCAGCGGGAATTGAATATCGTGATCTTCCACCTACAATTCCAGTAGAGGTAAGAGAAGATGCAAACGGAAACCCCGTAGTAATTCAAGCAGAGGTAGCATCTGCCCTCCTTGTATTAGAAAGTCCAGCAGCATTATTAGATGCAGTTGCCACTTGTTTTAATCCAGATGAAGCAATTGAAGGTTTGACAGAAGAGCAAAAATGTGAGTTAGGTAAAGCCTTACTTAGCATGGGTGCTGATATGTCTATACCAGAACGTGAAAAAGCAGAAGATATTGTAGTTGTAACAATTATTGCTGGTCAATTAGTTGTTGCTACTGCACCTAGAAGAAGGAGATAAAATGAAAAAGTTAAAACAATGGGGTATGGCAGCCCTAAATGAAAACTTTACATTCCTGGGCTTCTTTGTAGCATGGGTGGTTTTAGAGGGTAGCGCAAAGACGGTAGTAGGGTATGTAACCCTATTATCAGTAGCCATATGGTTTGCAACCATAGGAATTCGTAAAGAAGACGAATAAGTTTGGTATAATGGGAATATGTCAAAAATACGCATATTCCTAATGTCAACTGTCTTAGCCGTAGGGCTAACTGGCTGTGGATATGATGGTCATTATAGATATCCATGCCAAGACCCAGCAAACTGGGAGTCAGCAGAATGCAAACCGCCAATTTGTACTGCTAATGGAGCATGTCCAGAAGATTTAGCAGAACAACCAAAGGTGGAGGAAACAACAAATGGCTAAAGAAAGATTAACTCCTCAAGAGTTAGATGCAAGATTAAAGTTTATCCTAGGAATCACATTAGGATCTATTTTATTTATAACAGCAACAGGAATTATGTATGCATTAATATTTGTTACACAACCAATTACAGGACAATCAGAAAACGATAAAATGTTTTTTAATGTTCTTGGAAGCGTAGCAACATTCATTACAGGAACACTTGCTGGTTTATTAATTGGTTCATCTGGTGCTAAAGATGTTATGGCAGCACAGATTGCAAACAAGGAAGTTGATGCCAAAAATACAATGGCAGATAAAAAATTAGAAGCAGAAATTGACGATGCTAAGGCACGTAGATTATCTAAACCAGACGGTGCAATGCCAGAAGAACAGCCAGTAGATACTGATTGGGATAAAAAATAATTATGTCATCAGCAGAAAAATTTATTGAAATTGCTACTGCAGAAATTGGCACCGTAGAGGGTCCAAAAGATAATGAAACTAAGTATGGCAAGTTTACTAAAGCAGACTTTCAACCTTGGTGTGGCTCTTTTGTTAACTGGTGTGCAAACGAAGCAGGAGTGAAAATTCCTAATACTGTTTATACTCCAGGTGGTGCAGCAGCATTTAAGAAGGCTGGACAATGGATTGATGGAGATGTAGCAGATCCAGAACCAGGAGATGTTGCATATTTTGATTTTCCATCTGATGGGGTAGACAGAATATCTCACGTAGGTATTGTTGTTGCCGATAATGGCGACGGTACTGTATGGTGTGTAGAAGGCAATACATCTGGAGACCCTAAAGGTAGCCAACGTAATGGTGGAGAAGTTTGTAAAAAACTTCGTGCTTATAAGAAAAATAAGAAAAATATTATGGTTTCTATTGTAGGGTTTGGTAGACCTAAATTTGGCAAATCTGCTGTTACCGCTTCAAAACCATCTAGCGGATCAGCATCAAAATCTACCAAGGTAAACCCAAAAATACAGGCTGCTATAGACCTATTAACCTCAGAAGGCTATAAAGTTACTAAATAAAGGTGTTTGACCAAGCAATAATTATTTGCTATACTTAAAGGGTATATTCTAAGGGGATCTAGTATGACCGTTTTGGCTGTAGTCCGTCATGAAAATAAAGTGTACATGGCTGGAGATCGTGGTGCATCTGATGATAATACAATCCTTGCTTTAACAGCACCAAAGGTTTGGAAACTTGGTCCATATTTACTTGGATATGCTGGTGCCTTAGATGGAGAACGAATCAGATACAATTTTAATCCATATGTCCCAGATATTAAAGATCTAGATAAGTTCATGCAAACTAAGTTTATTAAACAACTTAAAAATTTTTATAATGACTGGTGGGTTGATACTGGCAAAGAGGCTGATCTTGGTTTAATAATTTGTGTTAAAGGACAAATATATGAACATAATGCAGTTGATATGTCTTTATCTAAATATAATTTAGATTATTTAGCAATGGGGTCTGGTGCCGAATATGCTTATGGATATTTAAATGCTACCGAAAAATCTAAAGATCCACGTAAAAGAGTTGTAGGAGCAGTTAACTCTGCTATTAAATTTAGTCCATCATGTATGGGTCCAATTGACGTGGTAAGCATTTAGCAGTATACTTAATACATGGCAAATTTTGACGACATATTAAGAGATATTCAAAGTGAAGCATCAAATCTTGATGAGTTTGAGATTTGGCTAACTAATGGAATTGAGCGGGGATGGGTAACAGAACCGTTTTGTAACACTCACGAAGGAGATCCTTTTATGAGTGATGAAGAAGCCCAAGAGTGGGAAGAGGGCGGAGATCCTTGTCAGGTAGTAATTAAACTAGTAAATAACTAAGGGGTAAAACAAATGTGCGTAGTTTGTGTATCTGTAGTAACGGCTGTCTCTTTATTATCACCAACTCAGGCACCAACAGTAGTTGAAAAGAAAAATATTCAGCAATATCAACTTACAAATAAATCTTGCTCAAAATCAAATTTAAATAAAACCATAAAACTTTCTAATAAAAAAGTTTTAGTTTGTACTGCGTATGGCGATGGTTACTATAATGCTGGATATAAATGGATAGTTAAATCAAATTCAAAACCTTTAACAAAATCAACACAGAGCGAATTCATTCCAGTTAACACGACGCAATCAGAAAAAGTCACAAAGATTTATCAAAATATTTTAGGTTCTTTTAACCCTAGCCCTGAATACTTTAAAATGACTGTGATTACTAGTCCAAAGGTTAATAAGTCAAGAGTTAATGAAATTGTATCTAACTATGAAAAATCTGTAAATTTTTTTCCAATGCCAGTTGACAAAAAAATAACTTGGGTTTTTTTAGATGAAACAGAAAAAGATTGGTGGATACAAAAATCATCTGAAATTGATAGACCTAACCTACAGTGGTGGGAAAGTGGAAAGTGCAAAATATCTAATATTACTGTTTGTGCATATGGAAATGCAAATCCAAATTCACCAATATTTTATATGATAGTAGGATCATCTTCTATATGGGGATCTAATGATGCAATAATTGCAGATCATGAATCGGCACACATGTATCAGATGATGTCTTGGACTAATTCAAACCTTAATTGTTGGGTAATTGAGGGACAAGCAAATGCTTTAGGAATGGCAATGTCTTCAAGGACTACAAATATGGATTCTTTTAGACAAGGACAAATACGTGATATCCAAAGAATGTTTCCCAATTATAAAACTTTTACTGTAGAAGATTGGATAAATGCTTATAATCAGATTAACTCTGATAGCAATTATTGTTTTAAAAATGGTGCTGGCTACAGCATGGGAATGCTAGCCGTTGAATCTATGTATGATCTATATGAAGGAAAGATTGTTGATGAATTTCTAATTGAATACTCTAAGTCTAAGAACTTTAATGATACATTATTAAAATATTTTAAAATTAATGAATCAGATTTTTATAAAAATGTTGCACTGTATGTAAAAAATTCAGTCTAATATTGTCCCCATCGTCTAGTGGCCTAGGACGTCGCCCTTTCACGGCGTTAACACGGGTTCAAATCCCGTTGGGGACGCAAAGGTTATTATTCAAAAATATGATATACTTTGTTTATGAAATCATTATATAACATACCGCTAAAATCTGCTGAGGGTAAAGAAAATCATTTATCCCAATTTAAAGGAAAAGTTACAATGGTTGTTAATACAACTGTTGGTTGTGGAAATGCAAATCAAATGGAAGTTCTTCAATGGCTTCAAGATAAATATAATGGCGAAGACTTTCAAATAGTTGCTATTCCAACAAATGATTATTGCGGACCAGGAGTTACTAAGGGTAGATGGTCACAAGGTATCACATGTGGCCTAGATTCAAAGGCATATGGAGAAGAAGTTTATAAAACTACATTTCAATATTCAGAAATAGTAGGATCTAATCCTAATCCAAATCTTAATGAACAGTTAGGAAATGATTTACCTCAAGGTGTAAATGGTTTAGGTCAAAATAACTTACCATCTCATGAATTATATCAAGAGATTGCAAGACAAATGTTAGCATTAGCAAAAATGAATAATGAGGGCATGATTAAAGATGAAACACCAGAGGGCGGATATCTGTCCTATTGGCTAAATACAGGATTCTATAACGGTGCTTTTATGGGTGGAAATTATGAAAAGTATTTAGTAGATAGAGATGGATATGTTGTAAAACATTTTACATGCACAACATTAAATTATGATATAGAAAAAACTCTTAAAGAAGCGCTAATAGAAAATGGAACTCCTGCAGCAATGGGTGAAGGAAGAACCATGGAAGTGTTTAATGAAGAGTATGCACTAATATGTAGTGAAATAGAAAAATTAATT